CCACTCGAATTATATTAGAGCCAGCATATGTTGTAAATGGGTCTGTAACCAATAGTTTCTTAGCTATATGAACATTACTTAATACTGCATTACCTGGATTAGAAACATCAAATTTAGCACGGAATAGTTTAAACTTGACATCCTTATATTGTTCGGCAGTCCAAGCAGAATCATTAGCTGAAGTGAACATTACACCAGCCGCAGGTTGTTCGGTAATACGGAAATTACCTTGCAAATCAAATTGACCTATTTCACCAATCCATGCATCATAATCTATTGACATTGTTTTAAGAACAAATGCATATTCCTGATCCTGTCGGACGAATATTGGTGTATCAAATACAAATTCAGTTGCAACACTACCATTATCCGAAATATTAATATCATCACGATAAAGTACAGTTTCACCAATAACTTCTGATGTAGGATAACCATTCACAACATTTCGTATCTGACAGTAGATAGGATTAGTATCACCTGCCGGAGCTCGAGTACGGAAATATGTATGAATTTTAGTTATAAAAGCACCACCTTGTTCTTGACAACGGAATGTCTGAGCAAGTGGATCCCATGATGCTGCGTCCGAACCATCCCAATCTGGACCATCTGGGCCTGGAGGTTGAGGTGGTGTTACACGCCAAGATCTTGTAGTTGTCAATGTACGATCATCACTAAGCTCTGATACCTCAAATGTTGGGATAACAGAGTTAAATGATAAATCTTGAACCGTTTTAGACATGCCACTTGCTTCATACGTAGTTTCAGCAAGAGTAGAATAGTAAGCCATATCATTATTTGGATCATCAATCAATCGAACAACACGTCGGCCAGTGCGAATTTTATCTGTATCATTAGATGGAATTATAAATGAACCCCAAATTCGGCCATCACTATTGGTGATTAGTTCATTAGAACCAGCTGGGTGTGTTGTATTACCTTTGTAGACTTCAAAATCAAGTTCTTGGGCTCTAAATTCTGCTTCAGTTTGTTCATTAGTAGTTGAGCGTGCATAATTTGTAGCATTTACATCATCTATAAACAAATACATTTTTGTATTAGGTTTCAAACGATCAGCATAAAAATAAATACGGCGTGAACGAATGAAAGGTACTATATTAACATCAACGACGTTATCATCAATTGTCTGTCTTATAGTTTCTGAAGAAAGTGTAACTTCTTCACCTGTACGTCTCTGATCAGTTACTGTTGTAGCTGTTCGCAAATCACCTGACCTACGTACAGTTGTACTTGATGAAACAGTAATCCAATCTTCCCAGAAGGTACCGGTAACATTCGCTCTATCAGCAATAAATTGAATTGCGTCATAGATTCCTGAATTATCAACTGTTACTGCTGGACGTTCTTCAACATCAATCCAATCGTCTGTATTTGGATCAAGTTTCAAGTTGCCTACATATTTAAACACTAGATATTTGTTAAGATTCTCCCAACCTGATGCGTATGGTTGGTTAATCATAACAACATGATCTTCAATCGGCAGAGTTATGAATCGGCCATTCTTTTCGACATTTGTTGAAATTGTTGGCTCAAATTGTAAACTCACAGCATCTTTATAGTACAATGGTCTCAATGTACCATTCTTAATATCCATTGAAACTCGATAGTCTGAGTTAAATACGTCACCAACATTGTGCCCATAGAAACTATCAACAACGAAACCATTTTTAAATCGTTCGGTACCATCATTAGCTAGAGTAGATGACGACATTACATCCTTTTCAAGCAATGAGAGAGTTGTATAGTATTCAAGTTTACGAATGCGATTTTCCATGTCACCAATATCGCGCATTGTATAACGACGATTTTCAACATAGGTTGGTCTTACATCATCGACCGATGCTGTATATGGAGCAACATCAAGCTTATAAAGAGTCATTGACTCATTAATATCAGCAGGATAGTTAGGGTTTAATGACGGAACACCCTTAGCAATACCAAATGTACCATCTTTCTTAACATATACTTTATCACGGCGTCCTAAGTAAACTTCGTGGTCATATGTTGCAAGAGTATTGGGTGCCGGAGCAGCAATAAAATGTACACCAGTAAACGTAGTAGAACCCGAAGTTTTAATTGGACGGAAATCAAGAACATTACGTAAATTAAATGTTCCTTTTACTGAAGTATATGAAGGAATATCTTCCCAATCAATTGTGTAAGAATCTCGAGTAAAGAAATCACCTGTACCCGGTGTAAAATAATCAAAATCTACACGGATTGGACCAGAAGGAGCTGACGCACCAAGTTTCAAACGAATTCGAGCAAGATCATAGAAGTTATCACGCTGACCATTATCAAAATCATAACGTGATGTAATATCCTGGCCAGTAGAAATAAGTGTGATGCTATTTAGAACATGACCATCTGCTACATTTAGAATATCAAATTCACCCGGTGTTGTATTAGGAGATGATATATCCTGAACAAGATTAGAAAGTGATTTTGATTTTTGTGTCGCGTTTTTCTGGACTACAGCATATGCGTAAACAGTATCACCTTCAGTAAGTGCATCTACAGCAGCACCAGATGCTTTTAAATTCACACCAGATATAGAAACAGTAGCATCAAGGATAGTGCCATCAGCAGCACTTATAATTGATGCCGGCGCAGAGCTGAATGATTCACCACCTGCAGGAGAGAATAACACATATTTGGAGGTATCAACATCAGTTGCCACAGTACCTGAAAATATCTTATTAACTGTAACTGTGATATCGCTAATAGACTTAGTACCAGTATATGATAGAGGTACAATAAGTGTATTATTACCTGCATCTTCAATAAGACCTGGTGTAACTAGATCGGCACTAAAATTAGGAGTTCCTGTTTGGTTTAATGCTTCAATGTTAGATTTAAATTTACCTGATTCCGTTACTTGAATATCAAATAGATATACACGATAAGTCGTACTTGTTGCCTTTTCTATTGAACGAATACGAGCAGTACCGATTACCGCATTAGAATCACTTGTTTGGATTAGATTAACCAAACCGAAGTCATTCAACCGAGGCAAACCACTAACATTTTCTACTGTTACATAGTTACCATAACTGATATAAGATGATGTGTTCTGAAATGTTTGAACATCGGTTGTTTCGTTACGTGAACGATCAAGTTCAATTTTAGTTCCAGCAGTTGTTTCTATACGATAACCTTGAATATACGCAACAGAAGGCTCAAGATTTATGATCATCTTATCAGGATCTGACGGGTGATCTTTAACTTGTAATGGGAATGGATTAACTGTGTAGTTACCAGATTCTTCATAAGTACGTTTAGCTAGAATATCAAGTATCTCAGCATACTTAATGTCTTTATCTTCCTCTACAACAACACCGTTTTTAATTACAGCAACAGGAATATAGTTTTCTACAGTACGTTCTTCAATATCATAAGGTTCAACTACTAGTTCAAGATCAATCTGGTAACGATTCGCACCAGGAGCAGAATAGTTTGGAGAACCTGTTGCATTATCAACCAATGTACCATCATCAGATGATGTTACAACATTTTCATTAATTTTAAGAACGATTCGGGCAAAAGCATCTTCACTGTACTTGTCAACAATTACACTCTGCTTATTACATAATACAAATGCATTATTTACATAATAGATTGAATCATTGATTGTGAATTTTGTTCCATAACCTTTAGCTTCATCTGCTTCACTAAGCATTGTTGCTGATAATGGGGTTATATCATCATTTATCAATTCTTCGTCATAATCAAATTTTGTTTTAGTATTATCAGAACCAGAGCCTAAATATGAAACATAAAATGTCACAGGATCAGTTTCAGTTGCAGGTAATGCTTCTAATACCTTTGCTGTAACACCAGATGTCTGACCTGTTATGATTGTATCGACAAATTGATCGTAATTATTATCAATTGATGCACCAGTTACTTTAATGAAACTATATCTGTCGTTAAAGTAGTTATCCGGACCTGTAACCTTAGATCCATCTCTAAAGATATGGTCAGCAAATGAGCCAACCTGATTTTGCAATACTGTTTGCAATTGGGTTAATTCTCGTGCCTGTACCGCATGACCTGGACGAAAGAGCATCCGAAGATAATTCTTGGATGCATCAAAGTCATCGTAGTATGGCGCGTCAGTAAAATGCTTTATAGCCATATTTTTCTATACCCTTAGAATTCGATAATAATTTTAATGTCTTCAATCTGTGTTTGAGAACGAAGAATTGGTTGACGATTCTCAATGAACATTACATCACCGGTATCTTTAACAAAATCGGGTTCAGTAATTGTATCTATTGCTCCAAATGATGAAGCAGATCCACTAATATATAGGGGTTCATTACCAGTAGCATCAAATTCTAAGTAACCAGTTTTCTCATTCTGGTGGAATTTAATCTCATTGGTAGCTGTATCAACTGCATCGACATAAGCATATGCATCAGAATTACCACCGTAGATCAAATCACCTGGATTGACACCACTAGCATCAGAAACAGTCATTACACGAAGGCCATTGACAAGATCACCTGTGACAAGATCACCATTAGAATCCAATGGGTTGCGAATCAAACCAACCTGACGGTAATCATTATCAATAATTAGAGTTTCATTTTCATCTGTTTGCAATTTAGCATTACAAGCAATATAGAAACCACCCAATTCTCGAATTGGATCAATACCGTGGCCATCTTTTTCAAAAACTGCACGAACAACGGCACCGGCACCAGCACCACCACTAGTATCAGTAACTTTAACTGTGGCACGAGTCAAACCAAGACCTATACCGTTTACAGTACTATTACCATTAGAATCAATAGTTACTGGAAGATCAATAAATTTGATTTCGCCATCAACAACGTGTACATTTTCTGATGGCACAGTGTATGTTGGATTAGCACCATCACCATAAACGATAACTGAAGTTTGACCTGAAGTATAACCAGATCCTGGGTTATCAATTGCAAAACGGTAAATACGACCTTTTGTTGTAGTACCATTTGAAATTTGTTTATTGTACTGATCCTGATCTGTAGCATCAAGGTTGCCATCATCAACTACAGTTTTTACTGGCATGTAAAAGTTAGTTAAGAATCGGTCAGCATCATTTACCTGTAGTGTGTACATGTACTTCCAAAGATAACCATCATCGGTATAAAATGGCTTATCAAGAGTAGCAGTAGGCTGGTCGTTTACAGTTTTGATATTACCTGATGCATCATATCCAGCTTCAAGACATTTATATACTTTATACTCTGTGGTAATAATATAAAAATCTTTATCATAGATTGATTCATTTGTGAGATCAGTATTAGGGTTACCCTGTAGGTCAAAATCAAAAACAACACGAGAATCCCATGGATCATATGTAACACCTGCAGTCCAGTTTTTACGTGGAATTACATTTGAGACATCAGCCGCAGTTACTCGTTTCATTGCAATAATATTGTCATTGACCTCTAACTGGTCCCAATCCTGATCGCGTGGTAGATCAGGATCACCATCTGAAGTGACATTATAATCGTCGGACCATACATCCGATTTTGCGATATAGACATATACGGATGTATTAGCAGAATCCGCTATGTCCTCCTTAAAATTACTAGCATTAGTAATTCGAAATTTACTAGTTACAATAGCTGCCATAATGCCCTCTATAAATGATCTTGACCTAGTTTAGTATCAATAAATGTTTTTGCTGATAAAGCGTTTACATTAACGCCGTCATATTCTGTTATATATTCAGTGACTGATTGAACATCTACATTAAGTTCGTCACCACCATATATTTCACTACCCACTTGAAGATGATTAATAAAACCACCATCAATATCACCCAATTCTGCAAGTGTATATGTTTCAAATGTAAATAAAGGCGTGTTATCTCTAAAATGTAGATTTTTATGCCACCGATGGTTAATCGTGTCATTATATTTATTAAGGTTATATTGGTCCATCCATTCAATAACCTGTAAATATTCTGCCGCACGATTACGATGAGTTGCTGAATCTAGTGAAACTGTTACAGTAGGTGGAATATTATAACCAGACCCTGGGTTGGTAATATTAACACCAATGAGATACACATCACCATTTGCCTTAGTTCTTAATACTGGTTCTGCCGTTGCTTGAGTTCCATTTTCAGGAGCAGATACTTCGATTGTAATACCTGTATCACTAAATGGTAGACCACGATCCAACAATCGAATTGATTCTACCTGTTTAGCATTAGCATTTTGTGTAATTGTAGCACTTATAGTAGATTGAACATGATCAGCACCAGCAGTATCAGGATAAATTACCTTGCGACCCTGTATAATATCATCGTAATTTACTTGACCATTTTTATTGATGGTAGTTGTAAATGTTGCGACTGTTGTTGCACTTGGATCAGTAATAGTAATAACCGGTGCTGTTTCATAACCCCAGCCTATTTGATCAAGAACAATATAACTTACTTCACCATTTTCAACAATGACACTTCCCAATGTTGCAGAATTATGTAACTTAACATCAAACTTAGAATCAGTAAATGTAAGGAACATATTAATAGCCAATGCCAAATCTTCAGCACTAATCAAACCTGGTTGAGCAAAAGGCATTTTAGCATTACGCTTATCCAACAATAGAATAAGCATTAGGATTTCACCGAAGAACTTAAATCCAGCAGGGTGAATCAATTTGTTAAATGCATTGCCCCATGTTTCAATGCCGGTACCGGTGCGGATAACATATGAGAATTTTTGATAGAAATATGAATCTTGAATTTTCTTAGTATCAGATAGAAAACCACCATTATCAATGTACTTACCGTAAGATACGCCGGGGCCATATGGGGTTACATATTTGAATAAGATATTAACCCAATCAGCTCTATTTACATACCAATCGGCAGTTTCATCTGATCCACCCCAGCCGATAATAACACCTAGATTATAATCTATTGCTGGATTACCATCATCCTCAGCAGGAATAATTGGCATATCGAATGTCGTAAAGCCATCATATACCATTGTAGAATTATTGTAATTATACCGTGTCCTTACATCATGTCCAAGAAAGGTTTTTCTTATAGTATATGTACCGGTTGGTGTAATAAATTCTATATCATATTCGGCACCAACAACTAATGTGGTTTCTGGATCATTAATATCAGTTGTGTAATCAGATGGAATTAAAGTCCAATCACGATCCGTCCAATCAAGATATGCAATTGTAATACCTTTAGATCCTTCGAATATGCCTGTATTTGCTAGTACTTTAGCACCACTATCATTCGATGTATCACCTTCTAAAGGATTGTATAATTCATAATCAGGATCCCATGTACCAGATGATGGAATAAGAATATCATTAAATGGGTATTTAATTTCAACAAGGTCATTCAATAGCAATTGGAAGAAAATTTTAATTGATTCTTCTGAACCACGCTCACGATAGAACTGAGTAATATTCTTATAAAGTAATTTCTTGTCGGATTGAATTGAGCGAGGAATTGATGCTGCCAATTCACGTTGAATCATTTCAAGATAATTACTTTGAATTGTATCAATATCTCGTTCTTCAAGTAAACTGTTTGTTGCATATGATGGAGCATCACCCATATAACGAATAATGGGAGTTACAAATTGCAATTGCTGTTGCTCATAATTTTCAAGTATTGGATCTTGAATATTATAGAGAGTTCCGTAAACACCTGGAGCATTTTCCAATGCATCAGGTAGATTCTCAGCACCTAATATCTGTGTATGTTGCTCACCTATAGTAATTTCATTACCCTGTGAATCGTACAACACGCTAAAATTCAAATCATCATCGTAGAAATAATCATTAGATTCTGTTCTGAAAATTGCCTGCCCATTAATTACAGTTGCGAAAAATGCTCTATCGTTTAATTTATAGTAATGACCAAATAAATTCATAAACTCATAATAAGAGTTGAGCATTTCGGTGAGCATTTCTGAATCTTCACGAAGTTGGGCTGGAATCATAGATTCCAACCTAACTGTTTCTTTTGTTCTACGCCGTGAAGAAGCGACTGATTCTATAATAGCCATTAATCGTGTCTCGAAGTAGTAGTGTAATTAACCGCTCCAGCAGAACCTGCGGTAGCAATGGTGTCAATCTCACCAGTAACTGTAACAGCACCCTGATCAATTTCAATAAGCTGATTACGTTTTGGTGCAATATCAAACGAATTAGGAAGTACAGAAATACGGATAGAATCAGTTGTATCAGGCCTGAAGCTATACAACTCAAGTTTACCTATTTCAGGATATAATTTACCAACATCAGAATCAACAACAATTTCTTCACCTGATACTATCTTGTACAAATAAACTTGTCGATAATCAGACGAATTAGAAATAAATTTATCACCGAAGTAATGTTCAACACCACTTATTTTGAATGCCGAAGAGTTCAATGTTTTCTCATTTGAATCGGTGACATATGTTGCTGAACTATAGTTTAATGTAAAGACATTGTCACGATCATTAAATGGTATAATATCCTTAAACATTGTTACACGAATAGTTGTATTCAAGATACCTGGATCTGATGAATCAATTTGAGCCAAAATATTTGAATAACGGAATACACCATCAAATCGTTTCAATTCTTGTACGTTATAATCTGAAATTTTCTGACGAACCAATGCCTGCAATTCTGCCTTTGTACGGTCTGTCAAGTTAGGATTGTACTTGAAGAACGTTTGCAACTTAATTTTGGTGTACTCAGGGTCAACAAAGATAGGTGTAATTGATACTACGTTCTTACCTTTAAGTATATTTGCTACAGTTTGTTTAGCAGTAGCAGTCAATACCGGACCAGATTTTGGCTTAATAGAAACATATACTTTACCATAATCCGGTGGGTCACTATTTTCACCACCCCATGTGGAAATTGCCTCAATGTCACCGTATTCCTTAACAAGAATTGACTTATAATCATCCGCAGTTACAGCACGGTTCTGAGTAATGAATGTCAAAGGAGCATTGAATCGAACTGAATCCATACTTTCACGGTCAGAACCCCCGCTTGAGCGTTCACCTATAATAGAAGGTGTTACCGTAACAGCAGTATTTCCTTCGATGTCACCGTTGAATGTATATGCTGAGGCACCATTACCATTAATGCCATCAGAGTAAATATATTCAATTTCTACAATGTTATTCGATAATGGTTTCTTACCTGTAGTACCATCACCAAAATAAATTTCATACTGACCCGAGTTATTTTCCTGTATGAAATATACAGTTGAATCTGAATCAATATTAATAAATGTTGTAAACTGAGTATAAATTGTAAAGCTATCGGACTCTTGGTTTTCACGTAAACGAACACGGATGGTTGAAGTATCAACGTTTTGTTCCGGTATAATAAATCTTTGGTTTTCAAGAGTAGTATCAACGCGATCGCGAATAACTTTAAACTTACCTTGTTTAATTGTTACACTTTCAAATGTAGCAGTACCGTCAGGAGCATATGAAGTTTGAGCAGAATCCAAAACAGAAAATGGATATGTTATGCCATCAATTTCTGCTGATAAAGCAGTACCACGTTTTAAAGTTAAGTCAGAGTTTTCACTTGCAATTGGCTCGGGAATATGTAAATCAACTAAAGCTTCGGCACCAATTGTAGAACGTGGGACATAACCTAGCAATTTGGCATGGCCGACAACATTACCACGAATCTGAGCAGAATCAAGGAATGCTTCATTAATGATGAAATGTGAATTGAGAGCATTATAATGAGTGTTATAAGCTAACACATCGAGAAGAATACTCAGACCCGAGCCGTCAAAGTTATAGTCATTAAACTTATCTTGACTTTCCAAAAAGATTTTGAGATTCTCTCGAATCTTATCAAAATCCAATTCTGTTGCGTTTAATTGGCGTGCCATATCTTATCGTACTCGCTCTAAATAAAATTCTATATTAACTTCTTGAACCAAGTTAATCATTAAAAATGA